TATATGGTTGGCGACGATACCCCGGCTGTGTTTCAATACACATTAGGTTCAGCATACGATCTTTCCACTGCAAGTTATGACGGTGTTCAGTATAATACCGCAGCAGCTACCCTGGGCGACAACGAAGCCATGAGAGACCCGCAAGACGTACTCTTTAAGAACGGCGGCACTAGAATGTACACTCTTGGCAGTTACTACGAGTACGTCGAAGAACACTTACTATCAACACCTTACGACATATCAACGGCAACCTGGTCCGGAGTACGCTTAGATACCCAAGGACCTGAAAGCCAAGGCTACGGTATGGCTTTCAACAACACCGGTGAAAGATTGTTTATAGTTGGAACAGGTGCTCGTGCAGTAACTCAATGGTCATTTACCACTGCGTATGATCTTTCAACCGCTAGTTACGACGGCATACAATTTAGTGTGTCCTCTCAGGACTCTGGCCCACATTCTGTAAAATTTAGTAGCGATGGCACAAAGATGTACATAGTAGGCGTCAATAGTGATCAAGTTCATCAATACTCAGTAAATGGCACTGTTAACGGTGACGAATTTAGAACACAATGGACTGCTAATATCTCGTCACTTGGTCTTGACTCGGCCCCGACTCAATTGTGCTTAGATTCTCTTCCAAGGATGTTTACATCCATAAGTCCAAATGAATCTAGACCGTTGGCTGCCAACTTAGACATAGATTTTGTCTCATCAACAACAACATCGTATATAGGGGAAATAAACGGCCGAGCTGTTGACCTAATTGCCGGTGACACTGTTATTCCTTACGACCAAGGTGAGCCAGGAGACGAAATTGATGTCACTGCAAGTTCTATAGTTCCGGCTGAAAGTATTCAAGCAATCACTTATACTGACGTAGAACTTAACGTCAGTGGGCAAGAGTATCAAGCCTCTGGTATAACATTTAACAACGACGGATCAGTATTCTATATAACAGGTTACGGCAACGACCGGTTGGTAGAATACTCTATGACTACAAATTATGACTTGAGTACAGCAAATAACACTGGCGTTACTTTCTCTTTTATTAGCCAAGACTCGCAACCAATGGACGTTGCGTTTAATAACGACGGTACAAGACTGTTTATGTTAGGGTATAGCGGAAACAAAGTATTCCAGTATGATCTTTCCGCACCGTACGATGTAAGCACTATTGTCTACAACGATGTGTTTTCTGACCTTGTTGTTAGTAATCCGTGGGGTTTTGAATTTAGCTCGGATGGTACGAGGATGCTAGTTGTGCTGTCAAGTAATCAAGTATACCAGTTTACTTTAGCTACGCCGTTTGATATATCGGATATTACACTAGAATTTACATTTAACAGTAGCCAAGATTTTAATATATTCGACATTGCTTACAGTAATTCTGGCGCCAGGTTCTATACTGTAGGACAATCAGGCGACGTTATCTACGAATATATACTTTCTACACCGTTTGACACTAGTACAGCTACCTACGATAACGTGAATTTCAATTTAAGAAACGACGGTATATTTGATCCTCGATCTATTGCTTTTAGCGAAGACGAAACAGTGATGTTTGTGTTAGACGACAGCGACAATGTTTACGAATTTATAGTCACTAAACCGACAACATATAACGTTACATTTAGTGCACTACCGTATGCTCCGAGTTTGCTTACTATCCCGGCGAGAGTAGTTGAGCACACAGCTATAAACAAACAAGAATGGGTCGGAGACTATATTAGTACAACATACCGAAAAGTAGTAAGTCCAGATAATAGATCAATTCAAGGAAGTCTAACACTGCCTTCTGGCGCAACGGCAGTTGAGATGAAGTACGACCTGACCAAAGCAGGCGACGGAACAAGAGATACCGAAGGGTTGACGCCGCCGTAAATTTACATCCATCAACGGCTACGATAAATAACTATATACTAGGAAATAACAATGAAGATGCACGAAATTTTAGAATCAGCAAGTGCAGGTGCTACGAGTGCAGGCGCTGTTGCGAGCATTGCTAACCCTCCAGAAAAGAAAAAGAAGAAGTCGTCTGTGTACAATAAAGACGGCACTATGAAAAACGCACTAGACGTTGATAACAATATCATGGGCAGCAAGCCTGTTAAACGATAAATAAGAATATTAGGAGCTTGATGACACATGGCTAAGAACAAGAAAGTAAACGAAGGTCTAGCAGACCAGGCAGCATCTGCAGAAGCAGATCACGAGCTGCAAATGGCTAGATCGCAATTGTATAAAATTGCTCAATACTCGATCAAACTACACGAGATGATGAAGCAAGTAACAGATCCAAACGGCATCGAAGCGTGGCAAGCTGCAAAGATTACCAAAGCAGCAGATTACATGGGTGCTGTTTATCACGACTTAGAATACAAGATCAAGTTTGAACAAGAAGGTGGCGAACTAGGTGCTGCTGGGCCAGGTGAAATTGCAGTAGGTGAAACTAAAAAATACGGCAAGTTTAAAGAAACCAGCGATCCGTATGTACAGAGTCTACGCAGCAAGCTAGATGCTAAAAAAAAGGATAGCATAGTAGAAGCTAGTAGAGATTACGATTCCTACGGTACATTCACAGGCGGCAGAAGTCGACCAGGCGGGAAGCCAAGTGCTAGAGACCGTGGCATTGACGACGACGGTGACCAGGCCTTTGTTGACAGACAAAAGGCAAAAAAAGCAAGTCCTTACTACCTTGCAATAAATGACAAAGTTTGGTGGAAGAACGGCCAGGCGGTTGAGTTTAAAGATGCTCAAGCTGCTTCAAACGCCGGACATAAGATCATAAAAAACAACCCGAAATTAAGTGGCGACAACGTTAAGTTAACACGGAACCCAAATCTAGGACACAAATGATATGAGTGAAGAGATGCGCGGCTACATGTTTTTAGTAGAAACATTGATCACTAATGCTAGAGTGCTGAACGTCGAGATGTCACCGTACGAATTCAGTACACTAATGAAAGAGTATCGTGCAACAGATCCTACCTATAACAAGATAGGTGACAACGCGATGGTTGCATTCTACAGCGAAGAAGAACGCGAAGACTTTAAGAAATTCTTAAAAGCTAATAAAGTTGGCTTCACAGAAATAGACGACGAGTATAAAGATGGACTTCCATAAACTACAACACGCACTAAACGAAATTGAGCCAAGTGATCGCAATAGAGATATTGAGATGCTAAGGCGAGCTGCACAAGGTGATAATGGGCAAACTCCGCGAGAGGAAGTATCAGAAAGTGCTGCTTCTGTAGCACCAACTCCTACACCAGTAGCAGGCGAGCCTATGGACGAAGCAGCACAAATGGCAGCACTTGCTGGAGTCAATGCTCCTAGGCGCGAATCAAATCCAGAGATGCTGGACGAAGCTAGACAAATGGCAGCACTTGCTGGCATACCAATGTCAGAAGGCTACAAGAAAGGTAAAGCCGGTCAGCTCAAAGGCAAGGACAAGGTTGGCAAATCAAAGCCTTCTAAAAGTGGTGAACAGAAAAACGTTACACACGGCAAACTAGTAGGCAGCACCGAGAACGACGACGACAGTATTGAAGAAGGTCCTAAGTGGGACCAGATGAAGAAAGACTGGGAAGCTGGCAAGAAAGACTATAATAATATCGGTGCCTTGAAAGGAGCGTTTGGGAATAACAAAAAAGACAAAAAGAGCAGTGGCGACAACACTGGCAAGGCTAGTAATAAAAGTAACCCAGCATCAGGCAAGCAACTATCTCCAGAACTAGCTAAAACACTTGCAAAGTACGAAAACGCATTAACCAAAATATCAAACGATTCTGAACTGGGCAGAGAATTTCAGCAATTAATGAAGAAAGCAGAAAAGAAAAACATAGGTGAATCAACCTATTCTAGGCCAATTGCAAACGAAAGTGACAAAAGTTCGATCAAGAACGATCTGTATCGTAGATTAAATAACAGTAAGTAAAGGAGGCGCTGAATGAAATTAGTTAATTTAGACAACACGTTTGAAACTAATCCATATTTAACAGCACCTTTGTCCTATAAACATCTTAGAACACTTCCTTTTAGAGACTTCGACAAAGACGGCTACGAAGTCCCCACAGAACTCGAGTACCTACACTACGTTGTAAACGGAGTGACACTGGATCGAGAAATACAATATCACATTGCTCCCGCTGTCCCTTGGTACAAAGATGCTGAAAACTCAGAAAAGGGATTAGTGTTGGATCATTGTATGCTACTATACCGCTGTGCCTTTGCTGGCGAAGCAAGACAGCGTATAGCAGAAGTAGCAGAACAACGCCCCATTCTTAATAAGCTACTCAGTATCAAACCCAAGTGGGGTATTGACTTTTCCTTAGACTATGTAGATCAAACAATCTGCATAGAAGTAATGCACGTTGAGCAGGACTTTGATAATCTTGCCGATGCTCAGCTTGCTAAGAAAAAGTTAGAACACATCATCGAAACCACGGACTGGGAAGCAGGTGTCCAGGAATTGTTAGCTTGTAAAGAAAATTGGATAAATCTATCTAGTGATGACCAAAGTGATTACAAAGCTCGGGTCTTTAAATGGCATCGTGCCTTTGACAATAAAAAGGTATTTTCCGGTTGACAGCCTAGCAGAAAAACCCTATAATAAACAATAACTTAACACAAAGGAGAGTATATGAGCGATCGTACCTATGGTCCCGAAGAAAAAGCAAAACTAGAAAAATTAGTACAAGAAGGCGTAACTGTACTGCAAGAAATCGAGGACCTCAAGGAAGGACTCAAGGACACAGTAAAAGCAACAGCAGAAGAGCTCGATGTTAAACCATCGTTGATCAACAAAGCAATTAAGATTGCCAAGAACCGCGATTGGGAAAGACATTACGACGAGTTTGACGATTTAGAGACTATCGTTACAACTGTCGGTGTAGACAAATAATGCAACCCCCAGAAGAACCAGTAGCAGATCCTACTGGCAAACCTTACCAGAAACTAGCTTGGTTAGCAACTGTTATGCTGCTAACCTCGTCTATACTAGCTGCTTTCAACATCTATCCATTCTATGTTGTGGCATTTGTTGTCAGCAGCGGAATGTGGACGCTCGTCGCTTGTTTGTGGAAGGAGAAAAGTCTCATCGTAGTAAACGGTGGGCTTATGATTATCTATATCCTAGGACTTATATTTTAATGCCAGAATCAATTCCAGAACACAAAGACATACTTGGTAGTAAAATAGCAGTCGAGGATACAGCAGTAGTGCCAGACGGCAGGCGACGATTAGAAGTTGCAATCGTTAAAAAACTTAGTCCTAAAATGGTAACTGTTGAAGTTATCGGACGCAATGGCCGTCGTAGTGAGAAATTGCTGTACCCTAAAGATATACTCGTTGTTGACGATCCAAAAGTCACAATGTATATGATTAAGAATCAGCCAAAATAAGTATCTAAGAGTCGTTCACTTTACGAACATGCAGAAGGTACCGTTAACCAAATAATAACGAGAGGAGAGAAAATGAATACACCCACCTACGACTGGTTGGACGAGCCTGACGAAGCCGTTGACCAATGCAGCGATTGTCCTCACCCTAACGGATGCATTCGAGAATGCATCATAGCAACATACGAACACGAAGCAGTAGCAAAGATCAGAAATGAGGAGCAACACTAATGTCATACGTCGACGCGATATTTGATCGCGATGCAGACACTATCAAAGTCGTTGAAAGACATGATGGCGTTCGCAAATTTCAAGAATACCCAGTAAAATACACATTCTATCACACTGACCCAAAGGGCAGATACAAAAGCATTTTCGGAGACCCACTCCAAAGGATAGTTTGTAAAAACACCAAAGAATTCCGCAAAGAAGTAGCAATTAACAGAGACAAGAAACTGTTTGAGTCTGATGTTAATCCTATCTTCCAATGTCTGTCAGAAAACTATCTCAACCAAGACGCACCAAAGCTAAACATTGCGTTCTTCGACATTGAGACGGACTTCGATCCAGAAAGAGGGTTCGCTGATCCGAGTGATCCGTTTATGGGCATAACCAGTATATCTATCTACTTGCAGTGGATGGAGACTATGATATGTCTGGCTGTACCTCCAAAGACACTTACTATGGACCAAGCTACAGAACTCGTTAGTGATATTCCTAATGTTATGCTGTTTCATAAAGAAGCAGATATGCTGGACACGTTCTTAACTGTTATCGAAGACAGCGACATTTTAAGCGGGTGGAACAGTGAGGGCTATGATATACCCTACACTGTAAACCGTGTTGCTAGAGTGCTGAGCAAGAATGATACGCGCAGGTTCTGCTTGTGGGATCAGCTTCCAAAGCGCAGAGAGTTCGAGCGTTATGGCAAGACTTCTGAGACATTTGACCTAGTAGGTCGTGTTCACTTAGATAGTTTACAGCTATACCGCAAGTTTACGTACGAAGAGCGTCATACATATCGTCTGGATGCTATCGGTGAGATTGAAGTAGGTGAAAATAAAACTGTTTACGAAGGCACACTTGATCAGCTATACAACAATGACTTTAGAAAGTTTATTGAATACAACATTCAGGACACGGCACTGTTGGACAAGCTGGACAAGAAGCTAAAGTTTATCGACTTGAGTAACGAACTTGCTCACTCGAATACCGTTTTGCTCCAAACTACTATGGGTGCCGTTGCACTAACTGAACAAGCAATCATCAACGAAGCGCACCACAGAGGCTTGCAGGTGCCGAATCGTACCAAGTACGACGATAGTGCAACTCAAGCAGCAGGTGCATACGTGGCGTTTCCAAAGAAAGGGTTGCACAAGTGGATAGGTTCAATGGACTTAAATTCACTATATCCAAGTGTAATTCGTTCGTTGAATATGGGACCAGAGACTATTATAGGCCAACTGCGTCCTGATATGACTGATGCTATGGTGCACGAAGAAATGACTCTTAAGAAGAAGTCATTTGCTGGTGCGTGGGAGGGACGGTTCGGTACTATAGAATACGAAGCTGTTATGGACAAGCGCAAAGACGTTGCTATCAATGTTGATTGGGAAGATGGTAGAACTGACGTACTGAGTGGCGCAGAAGTGCATCAGCTGATTTTCGACAGCCAGATGCCGTGGATGATTTCAGCTAACGGCACAATCTTTACAACAGAGTTTGAAGGCGTTATCCCAGGTATCTTGAAGCGCTGGTATGCAGAACGTAAAGAACTGCAAGCAATGAAGAAGAAAGCTGAAGAAGCAGGCAACGCAACTGAAAAAGCGTTTTGGGATAAGCGACAGTTGGTTAAGAAGATTAACTTGAACTCACTGTATGGTGCTATCTTGAATCCGGGCTGCCGATTCTTTGACAAGCGAATTGGTCAATCAACTACACTAACAGGTAGACAAATCGTTAAGCACATGTCAGCAGAAGTGAACAAGACAATTACAGGCGAATACGATCACGTTGGCAAAGCTGTTATCTATGGCGACACTGATTCCTGTGAAGGAACTTCGTTAATAGAAACGTCACTAGGTACATTGACTATCGAAGAGCTGTTTGATATGTGCGAAAATAAAACTAATAACAGAGATAAGGAATATGCAATAGACGAAAATATTATGGTGATGTCATACGATATAGCCAAAAACGAGCCGTACATGGGACATATTAATTATGTTTATAGACACAAAGTAGAGAAAGACATGTACGAAATCGAAGACAGTAACGGCAACATTGTTACTGTTACAGAAGATCATTCTGTAATGGTAGAACGAGAAGGAAAGTTGTTAGAAGTCAAGCCAGTTGATATTAATATCGACGACATTATTCTAACACTAAGTATAAAATAGAAGACAGGATAAATAGTTGTACGGTGCTATTACCGTACAACTATTGGAGAATTGTTATGCCTAAGTGTTTAGAATGTGGGTTTGAAGCTAGTAGGTTACAATGGACTCACTTTAAGTACAAGTGTACTGGCAGATTCTCTAACGGAAGAGAATACAAAAAGGTGTATCCTAGCGCACTTCTGGTTGACAAGGAGTTAGCAAAGAATACTGCAATTACTAAAAATAACTTA